CCCTTTCTTTTAGCTAACCTCTTCTCTACAAAATTACCAACTCTATCTCATCTCCTGTTTACTGCGCAAATCTAAGGTATCTCGTATATGGTTTCGACGTTCGACAGTTTGATAAGGTTCCACACGGTGACGATCTTGGTGTTTTCCAGAACGAGCGCATTGCGCTCGGAACCCTCCGCCGCGAAAATCCGGTCCGTGTCGTAACGCGGCCGCAGATAGGAGCGCACCTCCTCGACGGCGGCTTCGATGGCTTGCAGCACGATCTGCTCGTCGCCCTCGGTGATCTCCTCGACGATATGGGCGTACATGTGGCTTTTCAGTTCTTCCGGTGTCAGATACATTGTCCTATTGATTTTACCACCTGCGGCTGGCCCGACGGCCCACCGCATAGCGGTTGTTGGTCTTACGCACGGAGTTGCTCAGTTTCCATATCGCCCCCTCCAGCGCATCCGGGGCGTCGTCGTGAATTTTGCTGCCTTTCTCGAAGCAGAGGAGCTGCTCGACGAGGACCCGCATTCCCTGCGAATCTCGCTCCAGCTCGTTGAAGATGATGTCCCCGCGCTCGAACAGGGGCTGCAAGGCTTCGATGCGTGCGAATTTGTCCGGCTTCTTGCGCGTGTCTCCGACGATGGGTATCTGGTAGCCGACCTTCTCGCCGTACTTGCGGAACTCGTCGAGGAGCAGGTCCTGCATGAATCCCGCCTCCATTTCGTACCGCACCGGGTTGTCCCCGACGTAATCGTGGGCGTCGTAGTGCCATTCGACCATCGTCGAGACCTTCGTCTGGTCGGCATAGGCTTTCAGCACGTGGTATTTGCCCTGGGGCGTGATGCCGACGAGCATCGTCGCCTTGAAGTCGGCCGTCGCCGACGCCTTGAACGAAGGGTCGGTGTAGCAGACGATTGCGCGGTATTCCCGCATGCGCAGCATCTTTCCGAAGCGGATGTGCTTCTCCTCGAAAACGGTTCCCGCATTGACGGGGTTGTTCATGTATTCGCGCTGGAAACGCCGCTCGCCCATGATGCCGCGCATTTCGGCGATCTCCCGCAGCGTGTAGTTCTGCGGCCAGGACGGAAGGCCCTTTCTGTCGAGCGCATTGACGACGGTATGGTGGAAATGCGGATTATCCGCCAGGGTGCCGATGACCGACGTGCGGCCGATCCGGTTGCCTACGACGGCCAGGCGTCCGCGCCCCATCGCCATCGTTCCGAGCAGGGCCGTCAGCAGCCAGTCCACCGCTTCGCCCACGCGCCGGGGATTGCGCACCAGCTCGTCGTCGTCGATGTCGTCCACCGCGATATAATTGGGCCGCAGCCCGCGCTTCTTGATGCCTCGCGGCGACTGTCCGCGTCCCAGCGCGATGAACAGATCGCCTGTGGCCGTCGTGAACTCGCCGTTCGTCCATATTCCCGCTCCCCGTTGATTGCCGAAATCTGCGTTATAGAGGTCGTTGGACTCCAGCTCCGCCTGCAAGTCGCCCAGCAGGCGCCGGGCGGCTTCCTGGCTTTTCGACACCAGAATCATGATCAACGGCTGCGCGTTGGGCTGGATCTTCAGCCAGAGCGGCTGCAAGAGCGAAATATGCGTGGACTTGGCGTGCCCGCGCGCCCACTCGAACAGGCCGCGGGCGTTTTCATGGTCCCGCATGTAAACCGCGGCATCGACCTGGAAGTCCGCGCACTCGGTCGTCGCAAGGTGGGGAAAATAGGTGCGGACAAAATACCTGTAATCCTTTCGCGCACGGGCGATGCGGTCCTTTCGCTCCTGCTCCGTTCCCTTCGGAATCTTGGCCGTTGATCGTTCGATGTCGTGGCAATGCTGAATCCAGCGTTCCTGCGCCTCCTTGTATTTTCTGCTGACGGATGCCATTCGTTACGCCTCCTGTGCGGAAATGTATTCGATATACTTCTTGTGCAGGCTGTTTATGGTCGTGAGCAGTTCGGGCGTCAGCTCCTCGTCGGTCTCGGCCCGCTGCATCATCCATTGCTCCAAATCGATGATTACGTCGATGATCTCGTCCTTGGTGATGCCCTTTGCGATGCGCTTTGCCGAGGCCATGACCTTGGCGATGTTGTCCGACAGTTTGGTAATGCCGTCGATGTCGTCCGTTTCGCCCTTGTTCAGCTTGGTGATGATCAGCTCGGAAATCTTCTTCGCTGCCAACATCAGTGAATTGACCAGGGCGGCCGACGAGGAGTTCTGCTCCCGGCGCCGGGCGTCCCAGTTCTCCTCCCTGGCCCACCTGCTGACGGTGGCCTCCGTCAGTCCGGTTTTCGCGGCGATTACCCGCTGCGTTTCGCCGCTCAGAAACAGACGGCACGCATAATCCCGGAGAACGTCGAGCTCTCGCTTCGTCCTCGGCTTTTTGGTCGTTTTAGCCATTCACAGCGATTCTATTCAGCCCTTCCGGGCGGTTTGTACGGTGCAAAATTGGGGCATTCGCCCGCCGAATAAAAATAGAGTGTAAATTATTTACACTCTATTTGTTACGCGAGTTTACCCGGGCGATATTTGCACCATGAATCGCGGAATGGAGCAGAGGCCAGCTCGTCAGACTCATTATCTGAAGGTCGGGGGTTCGAATCCCCCTTCCGCTACAAAGTCTTATTATGGACGGACAGACAGAGCCGGGGCCGAGTAGCAACGGTCGGCTCTGAGCGATAAGATCGCGCAGCAGTGATTGCTACCTTGGCTAAGCCGCTGCTTTTTGACGACGATGGAAAAAACGTACATAGATTCCGTAAACGAAACACCGCGGGAAGCCGTAATGCGGCTTTATGGCGCAATCGGCCCGCGGGTGGACGGCGACTATTTCGCCCAGGAGCTCGCGTCGCTCGACCGGGGCGACTTCGATATGATTCATATCCGGATGAACTCTCCGGGCGGCAACGTCTTCCAGGGCATGAGCATCGTTTCGGCCATCCTCTCCATGAACACCCCCGTCTGCGTACATATCGACGGCATCGCGGCGTCGATGGCCGCCGTTGTCGCCGTGGCTGCGGACCGCGTGTGCATGATGGACTTCGCTAAAATGATGATCCACGACCCCTATTTCACGGGGGAGAGCGGAAAGGCGACGAGCCCCAAGCAGAAGAAGGCACTGGCGCGGCTTACCGACATGCTGCGGCAGGTCCTCGTCCGCCGGGGCAAGGACGAGGCGACAATGGCGAAGCTGATGCGCGAGGAGACGTGGTTCTCGGCAGCGGAGGCGCTCGATGCGGGGCTGTGCGACGAGATCACCTCCTCGGCCCGTAACGAGTTCATGAATTTAGACCCCATGCAGCTTGTCGCTGCGGTCGATGCAGAATACCAAACCAACAATCAAGAACAAATGGAAAAAATCAATTTGTCGGCCGAGGCTATCGTTGCCCTCGGCAGCAAAAGCGGCCAGATGGACGAAGCTGCCGTCAGCGCAGCGATCGTCGCGGCCGTCGCGGCCAAAGACGAGGAGATCGCCAGCCTCAAGGCCGCGAAGGAGACGGCCGAAGCGGAAATCGCCCGGCTCAGGAAGGAGAAGGAGGACGCCGTGGCCGTCGAAGCGGTAAGTTTCGCCGACGCGCTCGTCAAGGCGGGCAAGATCGCAGCCGATGCCAAGGACGCCGTTATCGAAACCTTCAAGGCCAACCCGGAGAACGCCCGCAAGATCTTCGGCAGCGTACCGGAACGCACGAAGCTCTCCAGCCTGGCAGGGACGCAGGGCGGTGACGCGGGCAAGTATGCCGCGAAGTCGTGGGACGAGCTGGACCGGGCCGGACTGCTCGCCGAACTCAAAGCCAACCACCCCGACCTCTACGAGAAGAAGTACAAGGAGATGGCCGCCTCGCTGCACATCTGCCGGGGATAGCCGAAAACGCATCATCAACAAATCAAAACAGAATGGCATTACAAGTTGAAATCTGGGTGAAGTCCATCATCGAAGGACTGTTCGCCAACAACACGTTCGCGGCCCGCTCGGTCGATCACAGCGAGTTCGTGAACGAAAAGACGGTGCACGTTCCGAATGCCGGGGCGGCTCCGAACGTGGAGAAAAACCGAACGGTTTTCCCCGCCAACGTGACCGAACGCAAGGACGTCGATCTGATCTATCAGATGGACGAGTTCACCGTGGACCCGGTGCGCATCCCCCATGCCGAGCAGGTGGAGCTGTCCTACAACAAGCGCGAAAGCGTCACACGCCAGTCGCGCCGCAAACTCGCGCAGGACATCTACGAGTCGATCATCTACAACTGGATTCCCGAAGGGGTGAAGGTCGTGGAGACGCTCGGCGAGGCCGTCGCCGCACACATCAAAGAGGCCACGGGCAACCGCAAACGGATGACCAAGCAGACCGTCGAGGAGCTCCAGACGCTTTTCGACGAGCAGGACATCCCGGAGGAGGGCCGCTGTATCCTGCTCGACGCACGGATGTACAACCAGTTGCTGAACTCCCTGACGGACGCCGAGCGCAACGGCTTCCTGGTATGCGCAGACCCCGCCCGCGGTGTGATCGGCAAATACCTCGGTTTCGACTTCTACAAGCGTTCGAAGGTGGCGAAGGTCGCTACGGACGGCACGCTGAAGCCCTGGAGCGCGGCCAACGCTGCGACGGACTGCGCCGCGGGTCTGGCATGGCACGAGGACTGTGTGTCGCGCGCGCTGGGCGATTCGCTTCTGTTCGACGACCAGGGCAACCCGCTCTACTACGGCGACATCATTTCGTTCCTCCAGCGCGCCGGAGGCAAGAGCATCCGGGCAGACAAGGCGGGCGTGGTACTGATCAGGCAGGCGGCAGCCGAGTAGCGGATGGAGACCTGGATTATTTACGTCATTGCACCTATCGCCATCGCGCTGGTAAGCTGGATTCTCGGCAAGAACGGACGGCGTATCGACGAGACGTCCAAACTGGTGGCCCTGCTTCAGGAGGAGATCACCCGTCTGACGGCCAAAGTCGAGAAGCTGGAGGCCAAGGTCGAGATCAAGGAGCACGAGTCGGAGCGCAAGAGCGGGATAATCCAGGAAGCTTTCCGCTGCAAGACGCCTTCGCACAAGTGCCCCGTGTTAATCAAGTTATTCGAGTTCAACGATCAAAAGGAAGATGAGCAGAGGACTAAGAAACTGCAACCCGGGGAATATCCGCCGGAGTGCGACCAAATACAAGGGAGAGACGAGGAGTTCCGACCCGGCCTTTAAGGCGTTCGAGTCGATGCCGTGGGGCTACCGGGCGATGTTCGTGCTGCTCCACACCTACCGGGTGCGTCACGGATGCCGCACGCTGCGGGAGATGATCTTGCGCTATGCGCCGCCCGTGGAGAACCATACGGAGAACTACATCCGGGCCGTGGCTGCCGGAGCGCAGGTGTCGCCCGACGAGCCACTCGACACCAAGAGCGGCGAGCGGATGATTCCGGTCGTTGCGGCCATGAGCCGCGTGGAGAACGGAACGCCCGCACGCATGGACGAGGTTCGGGCGGGCTGGGATCTGTTCACAAAGTACCCTGTATGACACGGCGGCGAATCCTCCTCCCGCTCCTCCTGGCAGCACTGTTCTGCGCCTGCGCGCCCTCCCGCCGGACGGCGGCGGTGCACAGCCGAGCGGAAAACGACCTTCGGATGCAGGTGCTCCGCGAGGAACTCTCGACGCGCGACAGCCTGTTTTTCCGGGCCTTGTGCGAGGAACTGATCCGCAACCTCGACGGCGAGCGGCATCTGCACCGGGTTGTCGGGGAGGAGGTCGAGACCGTCACACGGGAATACGACACCTCCCGTCCAGTCGATACGCTGACCGGAACACCGCCCCTGCGGCGGGAGACCATCCAACGGCGGCGCCTTACGGATTCCACTCACGAGGCGGACCGTGTACGACAGACCGAACACCGAATCCAGGCCGACACGATCCTCGGCGGCGGTCATGCCAGGCAGCAGCTTCGGACGGAAGGAAATACCTCCCGGCAGGAAGCCGCCGAAACAGATCTCACGACGGCCCAGCGTCGCGGCCTTACCTGGTGGCAGCATGCCCTGTGCATTGCCGGACTGCTGGTCGTGGCTTATGGCACTTACAGATTATTCAAACACCGTTAAAACAACAATTGAATGGCAAAAAACAATCATACCGCAAAAACCGCCGGGAAAGCTCCGAAAACGGCCGGAGCCTCCGTCCAGACCGCGGACGTGTCTATGCAGGTAGGGAACGAATCGCCCGATCTCCAGCCGGCTCCCGACACGGAACCCGCCGCCGGGAAGGAGGCGGAACCGACGCCGTCGGTCCCCGAAGCTCCGGACACGACACCCGGTCTCCGGCCGGACTCCGCATCCGATGATGAGAGCGGCACGGCGGATCGGCAGACCGATGACACCCCGGCAACGGCCGGGGAGGACGAGCGGCCACTTTCTGCGGTAACGGCATTCGCCGACACCCCGGAGGAACTGGCGGCCCGCCAGGCTACCGAGGCGGCGGCCCGTGAGGCGGCAGACCGTGCAACCACGGAATCGGGAGTCGGGAGCCGTCTGAAGGCCGAGGCCGGGCGAATCCTGGCCGCATACCCGGATGCCCCTGTCGTCTACATGACCTCCAACGGGTTCGGGTTCTTCAGGGAATCCGAGGCCCGCAACCATGCGGCCACGCTCCGCGACAAGGCAGTAATCACCGTAAAACGCAAATAAATGTTACCGAGAGTACGAATCAACTACGCCAACGGCACATTGGGACAGGTGGCCGCGATGGCGGACGGCTGCCTCGGCATGATGGCGCTGGGTGCGAAGGAAGTGACGGGCGACGACAAGTTCAAGCTGGGCAAGGCGTATACGCTGCGTAAGCTCGCCGACCTGGAGGCGCTGGGCGTCACGTCGGAGAATAACCCGAACCTCTACCGCAACGTCAAGGAGTTCTACGCCGAGGCGGGCGACGGAACGGAGCTCTGGCTGACGGGCTATGCCGAGAGCGAGACCTTCGCCAACGCATTCGACAAGGACAACGCCGCCGGAGCCGTGGCCCTGCTCAAGGCGTCGAACGGCAAAATCCGCGGTCTGGTCGCTTTCAAGACTCCGGCCGAAGCCTACGAACTGACGACCACCGAGGGTCTCGACGCCGACGTGTTCGCCGCGCTGCCGAAAGCCCAGCAGTTGGGCGACTGGGCCACGGACACGCTGCGTGCGCCAATCTTCTCGCTGGTCGAGGGCTACGGCTATGCCGGGGACCCCGCGGCGCTGAAGGACCTTACCGAAACGGAGTACAACCGCGCGGGCGTGGTGCTCGGCGACACCGCGGCCTCGTCGAAGAACGCCGCGATGGGTGTCGTCGCCGGGCGCATCGCCGCCTCGGCCGTCCAGCGGAAAATCAGCCGCGTGCGCGACGGCGCGCCCCAGCCGCTGAC